AGAAAGAATTAAAGGTATGAAAAACAAGAACTCTAGTAGAGCCGATAAAATTAAAGCTAGATTATTGTATGAAAAACAACAAGAGGAATATGCTTATAAAGATATAAATTAAGCTATTGACAAACCTATCCTATCAATGATAGGATAGGTCATTAATTAGAAAGAGAGAAATATGACTAAAACATTTTACATAACTTATTGGGCTAGTAAGCATAAGAAACATATTACTAGACAAGGTAAGCACGACGACAAAAGCAGATATGGTGTAGCTAAAAATGGAACACCTTATTACGTTTATTATGATTTAGACGCACATGGATATAGAACTGCGACTACATCTTGGAAAGTGAGGCACTAATGAAATTATTATTAATGTTACTCGGTGTAATGTTAGCACAAGTAAGTCTGATTATTGCGTTTCATACATCACATATAATTGTATCAGTACTATTATTGTTTTTAAGTATTGTAATGATATTTGGGGGGTTACCCAGATATGAGTAAAAAATATTGTCAGGGTCCAAAGTGTCATACATATGATACATCAGACAGGAAACGTGGACCAAAAGAAAACAGAAGAAATCAGACTAGAACGATTGGAACTTATGGTTATGGCAATGGTAACTTTTGCACATTAAATTGTCAGAACGATTGGTGGGCTGAACATGGAACTAGAGTTATAGATTATATTGGTAGAGTAAAACAACCAATAGTGCTAACAGCAGAAAATGCGTGGCGACAAGTTTGGAATCGAGCGCATTGGGACGATAACACTGTACCACAGTGGGTTGAACGCAATATGATAACACAGGAAGAAAGACCAATTCAAGAGGGTTGACAATGTTAGACTTATCCTATATGATCCCAGATATGACAACACAAACAATAGTAGAAGAAAGAACAGAAGAAAGACGTAACAGATTCAATGGTGAGTCTGTTATGTTGACTAAAGAAGAGGCTAGAAGACATGATAATATTTTTATTTATGAACTAGCCGCAACTATGGAAGACAAAGAGTTAGGTTATGGTGGGTCTAAGAAATGGGACAATGTACGTTCTAACTTAGATTGGTTTAGAAAGCACAACGCCAAAGCTTACATGGTCTTACTAGATTAACTCTCTTGCAGTGGGGCTAGCGCCCCACTGCGCACACACAATTTATATCTAATAGAGGTACCACACCCGATCCCAATTAAATTTAGTTTATATAAATCAATACCCCTTACACAAAAAGGGGTCCCACTACTCTCGGTTGTATTGCTTGTTTTAGACAGATAAGGGTGATATAATACTTTTTCACTGTTAAAAAGGTGCAAAAAATTTTATAAAAATTTTTTATGTTAAAAAAAGATATAAATAAACTGCCGTCTAACATTCGCTCTGAGTACAGAAGATTAAAAGTTATGCATGCAGAAAAAAAGATACAGCGAAAAGCCAAAAATGATTTCATGTCCTTTGTCAAAGCTGTGTGGCCCGAGTTTATAGAAGGTGCACACCACAGAGTTATTGCACAAAAATTTAATGACTTAGCAGATAAAAAAATTAATAGACTAATTGTTAACATGCCACCAAGACATACAAAGTCAGAGTTCGCAAGTTATCTTTTGCCAGCATGGATGGTAGGTAAAAATCCAAAATTAAAAATAATTCAAGCAACTCACACCGGAGAACTTGCTGTAAGGTTTGGTCGTAAGGCTAAAACACTAATTGATAGCGAAGAATATTCTAAAATTTTTGATACAAAGCTTCGAGAAGACAGTCAGGCTGCAGGAAGATGGGAAACTGCACAAGGCGGTGAGTATTTTGCAGCTGGTGTTGGCGGTGCAATCACGGGCCGTGGTGCAGACCTCTTGATTATTGACGATCCGCACAGTGAACAAGACGCAATGTCCGGCAATGCGTTTGAAAATGCGTACGAATGGTATACATCAGGTCCACGACAACGTCTACAACCAGGTGGACAAATAGTTTTAGTCATGACTAGATGGAATAAAAAAGATTTAACAGGAATTTTATTAGACAATCAGAAAAAAGTTAAGGGTGATCAATGGGAAATTGTAGAATTTCCAGCAATCATGGACCACGGAACTAAAAAAACACCTGTGTGGCCGCAATATTGGAAATTAGATGAGCTAGAAAGTGTAAAAGCAACACTACCTGTTGGAAAATGGAACGCACAGTGGATGCAAAACCCAACTTCTGAAGAAGGAGCGTTAATAAAACGAGAATGGTGGCGAAAATGGGAAAAAGAATTTTTACCAGACGTAACTTACGTCATTCAAAGCTACGATACAGCATTTTTAAAAAAGGAGACAGCTGATTACAGTGCAATTACCACTTGGGGTATTTTTTATCCAGAAGAAGGTGGTAAACCAAATATAATTTTGCTCGATTCTGTAAAAGAAAGATTTGATTTTCCAGAACTTAGACGTGAAGCATTGGAGCAATATAAATATTGGAATCCTGACATGGTTATTGTTGAGCAAAAAGCATCGGGTACACCTCTAACGCACGAGTTAAGAAATATGGACATTCCAGTGATGACATTTACCCCGAGTCGTGGTAATGATAAGCACGTTCGAGTAAATTCTTGTGCTCCGCTGTTTGAGGCCGGATTAATCTGGGCTCCTGATGAGCAGTTTGCAGAAGAAATGATTGAAGAATGCGCGTCATTTCCATATGGCGATCATGATGACCTAGTCGACAGTATGACTATGGCTGTCATGCGATTCAGGCAGGGAGGCTTCCTACCCCATCCAGAAGATTATGAAGATGAAATACAACCACCTAGGAAGAGAGAGTACTATTAATGTCAAAATTTAAAGCAGCAAAAAAAACATTTGATTATTTTTTTGGAAGATTATTAAGAGGTTTTATAAAAGACCAGAATCGTCAACCTAATAATCTAGAAATGATTTTAATTAAACAAGAAGCTCGTAAAAATTTAATTGACCAAAATAAAGTTATAGACGTACAATTTGGTAAACCTTTTAGTGAAGAGGTTAATAAAATGATTAAAAGTGGTGATGTTAAAATAGGTAAAGCTCCTAAAACTCCACCATATCAAAAATCTCAAGCAGACATAGAGTTTGAGATAATAGAAAAAATTAAAGCAGATAATAAAAAAGCAATTAAAGGTTTTGAGTCTAGAAATCCAAAACCCAAAACAACAGACGTGGACAAAGCAATCGACAACGCTTCACCAGGATTTGCAAATGATAGAAAATATGATGCACAACTTGTTGCAGATGATTTAGCAGAAAAAAGATTTGGTAAAGAGTTTTATGATTTAGATGAAATAGATCAAATGGAACTTTACGATGAAGCCTATCAAGGTTTATCAAAACAAAGATTTAAACAACAACAAGAGGCAAAGCCAATTTCTGAGCCTACAAAAAAATTTACATTAAACAAAGAAAGATTTAAAAAAGATTTTAATGTTACTGATGAAGAAATAGAAAAAATATCTCTTCTTTCTCCAGAAGATCAACAAAAAAAAGTAAGAGAGTACATTGATAAAGATTTTAAAGAACAAATTGAACTTGCTGATTATGACGTTACAGATTTAAAACCAAATGCTGAAGGCGGTATAGTAGGTTATTATACAGGTGGTATGGTTGATGTTGAACCAAACTTATCTGACATCGGTCATGGCTCAGATTCATTAATGGCAAGAACAAGATTGGTAGCACCAGATGGCCAAGCAACTACATCAACAGGATTAAATTATTTATTGGCTGAAGACAATGACAACATAAGAGTTCCGTTTGAAAACGGCGGAGACTTTAAACAATTTCAAAAAGAAAAAATGATGCAGCTTATGCAAGAGTATCAACAATATTTAAAAAATAGAGAAATAGAAAAAAGACAAAGACCATATATGGAAAAAAGAATGGGAACAGGACCAGGACCAATATTAGAAGCAGCAGAAGGTGGTCGTATAGGTTTTGCTGGAGGAACGACTGAAGAAAAATTAAAAGAAATGAAAAATGCTAGAACAAGAGCAGCCATAAGACTAGCAGAAACAATGGGTATAGGAAATGCTATTAAAATTGTAGACAGTGGTGATTTTAATTTTGAAACTGGTAATTATGAAGGAAACAATGAAGAATTACTACGTTTATTTAATATGAAATTTAAAGGCGGAAGAATAGGTTTTTCAAAAGGTAAACTTGCCGACGCTGCAAGACGTAAATTTATGAAAACTGCTGGTGCAGGTGCTGCAGGACTAGCTGCACTTAAAACAGGGTTAATTGGACTAGGAGAAAAAGCTGCTCCGGTTGTAGAAAAAGCAGTAGAAACTGTACAAGGAACACCTCAATATTTTTTTGATCTTGTAGCTAAAATAAAAATGTTTGGTAAACAATCAAAATTTGGACCACAAGAAAGAGTAAATGAATTTTCTTACACGGGTAAGAATGGTGATGAGTATGTGTTAACAGAAGATATTGTAACCGGCGATGCACAAATTACAAAAGATAAAATGGGTGCAGTTAGAGTTAGTGAAGATGAAATGACAGATGGTATTAAGGACAGATCAATTATGGAATATAAATCTGGTAAAGGTATAGCTGATGAAAGTTCAGGTGGAGCATTAGCAGATGAGTACGACGAGTATAGAGTTGAGTTTGATATGGATGGCACTATGTCAGGTGCAGATAACATTGATGAGTCTGTTCAAAAAGAAATTATAGAAGAAGCTTCTGAAAAGATAACTAAAAAAGCATCAGGCGGCATTGCTAAATTATTAGGAGAATAATGGCTTATAAAAATACAGTAAAAGATTATTCACAAATGATCGGGTTCTTGACCCGTGATAAAACGACTGACGTTCCAGGGTCCATTGCCCATGGATTACGGACTGGGTTATATGATGGTGGAAGAGCTGAGTTTAATAATGGCCAGCTAGTACAAAACACAGTTGATGGATCACGGCCCGGGTATGCTGGCTCACCTGCTAAAGGAGTAGTAGCAAGAGGAGAATACGCTGGACAACCTTTTGCAAGACATAGAGGCGACGCAATTCCTAAAGGAAGTATTAGAACTACAGCCGATAAAATAATTTTTGTAGGTGAAGATGCTCAAAAAAATATAGATAGGTTTTTTAATAATAGACTTTCAAATAAAGAATTTAAAAAATTAAGAAATAAAAATAAAAATTTATCAAATAAAGAATTTTTAGAATTAATTAAAAAAGACTATGTTAATGCAGTAGGTGGGGAATGGAAAGAACTTGCAGTAGATCAAAAAACAAGTGCTTTAACTGATATAAAAAAAACAGAGATAATGCAGCCTCTAGATGATCCGCAACGTTTAAAAGATATAAAAAAATATTTTAAAGATTATAAAAAACAAAATAATAAATTTCCAACTGTTCAAGAAGCAGAAGATTATTTTCAATCGAAACTAGGAAAAAGTATTAGACCATCAATTGTATTAGCAGCAGAAGAAGCTAATATAGATTTACCAAGTGGTTTTATAGGTCAAAAATTAAAAGTAGATAGAGATATAGGAAAACTATTAAATAGAAAAACAATTACTGATACTTTAGATGCAGGTAAGTTTCCAACTGAAAGTCAAATTCAAGCTGTTTTAAAATCTAACAGAACAAACGCCTCAACAAGACAAGTGGATTTAGCTAATTATCTTTCAGGAAAAACAAAACCAGAAGTAAAAACTAATATTACAATTCCAACGAAATATAAAAATATTGCAACTAAAGCAATAGACGATTTACAACTAATTAATGAAGGACAGTTTGGTCCAAGAAAAGCAAGAACAAGAACTTATAATGAAAGAAAATTAGCAAAAGTTTTTGGTATAGATAGTTTTCAAATGTTAAGACAAAACATTCTTAAAAAAATATATAATTTTATTCCTGAGTTAAAAGGTGTTTTAGGTGTAGATGAAATTGGTGGTATTACTTCAGGAGCAAGAACAAATAGTCCTTATACTATTTTTGGACAGATATTAGGAAAAGATTTTAATCAATACACAAAATCAACAGCTATTGATAAATCAAAAAGTCTTCTTGAAAAAAAATTAATTACTCTTGCTAAAGATGATCCTCAAAGATTAATTGAATTAGAAAAATATAATCAAAAAGTAGACAACTTTGAACAAATGGCAAATGAAAATAATCCTGCTAAAAAAGTAAAAGGTATGAAATTATCTTTTGAGCCACCATCTAAAGCTATTAAAAATAAAAAAGTTTATAATCAATATAAAGATTTGTTTGACGCACATTATGAAAAATATGGGTATTCTTTTGAAGTAGATAAAGATACAGATTCACTTACAGACATATCAAAAAAATTAGACAACAAACCTTTTCAAAACAAAATTAAATCTAATTTTAAAAGTTTGATTGGTAAAGGTGGTAAATTAGGTGCTGGAGTTGGATTAGCTACTCTAGCAGGAACAGGTTTTGCTTTAGCAGGAGAAGAAGATGCTTTATCTAAATTTAGTACAGAAGAAAAACTTGCCGGTGCTGGCGCTGCAACAGCAGCAGGTTTAGGTCTTGGAACTAAAACAGGAAGAAAAATTATAGGTAATACATTAAGCGCTGCAGGTCTTCCATTAAGTGTTGCTTTAAATACAGCTATTGGGATTGATCCAACTAGTGCTGTAGATAGAACTATATTAGCTGGTGAAGCTGCTTTAGCACCTAGTATGATAAAAGATGCAATACGTGTAACCGATAAAATTAAAAATCCATTACTTAGAAAAGTTGCACAAGGTATTACAACAATTAATCCTAAATACGCTTTAAAAGCTGCAAGAGCACTTAGTCCAATTGGTATTGCATCATTAGCTGGAGAAGGACTTTACCAAGTTGGTAAATTAGGGTATGAAGATCAACAGAGATTTAATGCACTATCACCTGAAGAACAAGCTGCTGAAAGAGCTGAACAGGAAAAATTTGCATTTGATATAGAAGGATCATAATGAGTAAAAATAGAAAACCACAAATTAAAAAACCAAATATGGCACAGAAGATGAGAGCTAATCCTGGTTTTAAATGGTGGGCAGTGCCACCAAAAAAAGGACCTCTATCACAGGGGTTGAAATTACCACAAAAACAAGTTAAGAAAGTCTAGGAGAACATATATGGCAGAAATAGACAAAGCTCTCCCGAACGATAAACGACCTGAAGAAGTTGCAGAAGAGGTCGACGTTACGGAGATTGAAGAAACACCAAAAGGCGCAGTAGAAGTTTTAGAAGACGAAGAAGGAGCTACAATTGATTTTGATCCTTCACAAGTTAATATGCCGGAAGATGGCGGCGATCATTTTGCAAACTTAAACGAATTACTTCCAGAAGAAGATACAGACATGATTGGTAATCAATTACAAAATGATTACATGGAATATAAAATGTCTCGTAAAGAATGGGAACGAGCATACATTACTGGTTTAGATTTATTAGGATTTAAATACACAAACAGAACAGAACCGTTTCAAGGAGCATCTGGTGCAACTCACCCTGTGTTAGCTGAAGCAGTAACACAGTTTCAAGCGTTAGCTTACAAAGAATTATTACCAGCAGATGGACCTGTTAGAACTCAGGTTATGGGTAAATCAGATCCACAAAAAGAAATGCAATCACAAAGAGTTAAAAATTTTATGAATTATCAGATCATGGATCAGATGAAAGAATATGAATCTGATTTTGATCAAATGTTATTTTATCTACCTCTTGCAGGTTCAACATTTAAAAAAGTTTATTACGACGATTTATTGGGACGAGCTGTTTCTAAGTTTGTTCCAGCGGATGACCTTGTTGTTCCGTATACGGCTACCTCATTAGACGATGCGGAATCAGTCATTCAC